GGGTAGCGTCCCTATTTGTGGTAACAGCCGTATAATGAGATGGTCTTATGCTAGCTGGCAATGCGGCTATTGTAGTGTTCCAACTAGTTGTTCCTGCTATTATTTCGCCTTTTATTCTCACTAATCCTAAACTGAGGTTCACTTCGTATTCTAAGTTTCCTGTCCAACCGTTTTGAAGAGATAATTCATACGGCCCCGACCAACTCTTATTGGCTTTTTTTATCAATAAGATCGTCAATTTCCTCCGTCAAAACTTCGTTTATGTACTGCTTTATCCCTTCCGGCATTTCGTCAAACTTATCCTTGAACTCCTGCGGTGTTAGCCCTCTTTCTTCTGCCCTTGTTGCCAATGAGCCTATTACATCACCTGGTACGTTACATTTTGTTAACGCCATAATATCACCCCTTTATCTGTTTTTAACCAAACCGCCCGCACGGATCGGAAGTGTGAGAGATAAAACTATTGCCCTGTCCGTACCGTCACAGACAAGCCGTATCTTCAAATAGTTTATTTTCTTCGCTTTCAGCTTCACCTTTTTAGGCTGCGGGCTGTAGTTTGTTTCAAAACTGAAATTGGAAAAATCCCAATCATCAAAGTTACTCAAAGAGTATTTAACCGTCTTAACAAACTTCATTGAAGCGTTCCTGTCGGTCGATACATATATGTCAACATGGGTACTTGCAAGCGGTAATAATGAAATAAACATAATCTGTATGTATTTTCTCAAGTAGTCCACGCCAAATGTTGAATACCCCATGTCCCACGTTGAAACAATTTCCTCACCGTCAAAGGTTGCTTCGTTTACGTCGAACATCATAATCTGACCGTCTGTCGTACCAAAACACAGCTTCTTATCCACGGTCATAAAACAGGTTGGCTCATGCGGTAATTCCAAAACATACCACACATCCACACGGTAGTTATAAACCCATATCTTTTTACCGATACATAGGAGATACAACCCGTTTTCGTGCCAATCCCATGTGATAGCTTTTGTTAAGTCCAATGCGTCTAAATCCCGCTGTATACGCTGGCTTACCCAACGCACGTCCTTTTCGTTCATTACATAAGTTGACGTCCATTGATATACACCGTTCCAAATAGTAAACGGGTTATTGAGTATCAACTGTGCTTGTCCTGGTGCGACATTTCCGGCTTTAGCATTAATCGGGAATGTCGGGAATAGCGTCACAACAAGACCTGTACCTGGGTCGGTATATGTTTCGTTAAGCGAATACCACGCCGATGCACCGGAAGAATCGCCGGACGTGAATATAATCTGCTTGTCGTACTGCGTTAATATGTCGGTTATCTCGTACTCCCCCACGTCTGAATCGGTCGCATACGGCCAATACGTCGGGTCGCTTACACCGTCCACCGTAACGCCCGACGGGAAGCGGGTATTCCTGCGGTTAGGATTACCAAACAGCCAAAACCTCGCATAGTACGAACCGCCGTAATACCGGCAATTAGTTATCAATTTTCTCATGTCGGCATCTTCTTTAGTCCACGCAATAACCACATTGTTTGAACCTTTTTCCGGCGGCTCGGCAAAGGTTATTGTTCCATAGTCAAGGTCAACGGTATAATCCGTTATTACTTCCTGTTCAATGCCGCCGACATATACCGAATCCACCGAATTAATGTCATACTCGGGCAGTTGGAATATAGACAATTCTCCATCTGCGGAAAAATTCATCTTCTTTTTGCCGGTTATGTAGTTTATGCCTTCATAAATTGTGCCTCCGCCATACGGCGGGGCTGCGGTCGCAAACGTCGGGACATACCCCTCAACCTGTTTGAAAGTTGTGCCATCCCACGAATAAAACTCTGTGCCGTCAAGGATATAAACGGTGTTATTCGCAACAAAAAAGGTGGTCGGGTATGCGTCGGCCACCGGTCCGAGTTCTTGTTCTGTTTCCGTGTCAAAGTCGTATTCGTAAACCTTGCCGCCTCTCGCAAACAGGAAATGATTTGTGCCGTGGATTCTTCCGTACCACATCCCGTTTACTTTCTTTTCAGAAACCTTCTCGTTCAGGCTTTTATAGCCATACATCTTTTTAAGTTTCCGGTCGTCCGTTATCATCCAGTTTGACATTTCGCTTGCCTCGCCCAACTGTAGCAAGGTTTCAGTTTCGGATTTGTTCACGCCCAAAAACGTGTCTATAACAAAATATTGAGGTTCCGGCATTATTAATCACCTACCCCCCAATCGAATACGTCTGCAATCTCTGTCGGTGTCAACGGTTCTCCCGTCACCGCGTCAACGTACATCTGCATAAATTCTTCCCTTGCGTCTGCCGACAGTTCATCCATCATGTCGGAACGCGCAAAGCACTTGACAAGGTACGGAACCGCTGATATTGCAACGTGTTCGGGATATTCTATCTCCTGTTCAAGAGAGGTTATTTGCGTTGGTTGTGATATGTAAACTATTCTAATTAGCCCGTCATAGGAAAACATGGTGTATAGATTATCGCCTTCCCATTTAATCTGTGAATTACCCTCCTGGTACTGCCATTTCGGGTATTCAGTTATTATCTGTGAACGGCTGATAAAATCGCTCGGCATTTCCACCTTGTAATACGCCTTGAAGTCCGGTACTTTTGAAGCCGACGGGTATTTATAAGGCGACAAAGACCGGTTGATATGCCTAAAGTAGTATTGACCGCTTACCGTCATGGTTATTTGCGAATCCTGACTTTGCGGAAGTAATATACCCTTCAACGACAAAAAAGAGGTCGT